ATCCATGATGATGGCTTTGGTTACGCCGTGGACATCGCACCCTACCCAATTGATTGGAATGACTTGTCCAAATTTGACGCAATCTTTAAGGCCATGTTTGCAGCGGCTGACGAACTTGGTGTGCGTCTGCGTTGGGGTGCAGATTGGGATCAGGATGGCAACCCAAGAGAACGGGGAGAGTCAGACTCCCCCCATTACGAACTAGCCTAGCGGCACCCAGCCGAACTTGCGCCATGTCTTTTGCACGTCGGTAGATGCGGCTGGGACGTAGACGAACGTAGGGTCGTCAACTAAGGGGCACGATAGTTTCTTCATGCAGCGGTCGTTTACCTCGCACAAATTAATGTGTTCGCAAACGCATATTTCTTCATTTTGATTCGTGGTGTACATAGCGTAGTTTCCCTGAGATGGCGATTAAGTCGGGTTGTTCTTTCTTAGCTCTTTTTGCTGCTAGTTTTAGTGCTGGTGGTAACTGATAGGGCTTTGGTTCTTCTTTCAATTTCTCTGTTGACATACCACACCGCCTTTTTTAAGTCTTCGATTGCGTCGTGTTTGAGATCAGCGCGCCAAATATATTTTATGGCATTTCCCAAACAAAAATTCATGTGCTCGGTAATCTGGATACATTCGATTTTAGACGGGTGTGCTGTGTAATGCGGCGGATGGTTGACTGTATCGTCACTCATATCTCGCCCCTAGCAACTCTACCTTTGGTTCGTTAAACAACCATGCGGATGCGTAGTCTGGGCGGGGTGCGTCAATCTCTATCTTTTCAATCACTATTGTGTTTTTAATCTTTTTGTTTGGTGCCTTACGTTTGCCAACAAACTCAACAGAATCGCCTTTACCGTACTTGTATGCCTTTGTAGGGACGCCGTATTTACCGCTGCGCCACTCACACACATAAATGTGACCGGCCTCCTCTAAGCGTCGTAGGTGCGCTGCGATGGCAGTAGCCACCATTTTCATTTCTTTGGCAATCTCAGCCGCGGTCATGTTGTCTTGATCTGCAAGAAGGTCGAGTATTTCTTGTTGTTTTGGGCTGTTCATGTGTTCTTGCTCCTTAATGAGGCTTTGATTGCCTCTAGACTTGCTGCCCTGATGACACAAAATCCAACAGGCGTTTCTGGATACCAGATCAGCGACCATACGTTGTTAGTGTCAAGGCACTTTTGATATTCTTCTGGGCTTATAAAATCGTCAAGATCACAATAGTAATCAGAGACGCTTTCGTATACATCTAAGTGATCGTTATGCGACAGGCAAAGACTGCCGCTGTGTTTTGGTAGCCAGTTCATGTGTTGCGCTCTTTTAGCTTGGCTTCAATAACACGAATAGCGGCATTTACTGATTGACCAGACTTGACGCATTTAATCGCCGCTTCATGCACTTCCTCATCCGTCAGCGATACCCACTCACGTTTGTTCGCCTCACGTTCATCAGCCGCCACTAACTCAGCAAAACGGCGCAACGGATCCTTGCAATTTTCATCCATCACTTGTCGAAAGATTTCTTCTATACGATCACTCATGCCTTCTCCCCCTTCATACACCGGTCGTACAACTCACAACGCTCTGGACTGATGCAGTCGCATTTGATTGGCTTTAATGCTGCTTCCCAACCCGCGCACCATGCCTTGTATGCAAAGCCTTGCGTTTTGGTGCCTTCCAAGCTGTCGTACCACATACTGAACAAGATGTCTTTATTCATTTCTCAGCCTCCAACGCCGTCTTAACCAAGTGAACAATCTGGCGACTAACAGAGCGTGTCTGGCCATCAGCCTGAGCTTTCACAATCTTATAAATCTCTGTTGGCATACGGATGGTAACAAAGCGGTCTTTAGATTCAATCATTTCTATTCTCCAGTATTTGTGCCTTGGCATCCTCAGCACCAAGACCCACAATAACATGGTAACCAACACTTTGTAAATAATCTATCATGCCTTGTTGCTCAGGCGATATCTTCCCGCCCTTGACTTTCTTCATCTCAATCCACAGTTTCCACGCCGGCACAAACAAGTCTGGGATGCCAGGCACCACGCCCTCGACCTTCAGCTTCATGGCTTGCGACTTGGATCGCATCCCACCATTAGGTATGGCAAAGATCAATGTATCCGGATATGCTCGGCGAAACCACATGATCAATGCCGCCTGCTCCATGTGTTCTGAGGTCACCATGTCATTCCCCACAAAAACAAGCAATGCCTTCTTCGTCTGGATCAATAAGTGATATTTGATCTTTTGTAAATTGCATCATGCTTGCATAGCCTGGACGGTCTTTGCGAAAAGTCGCACCGCTTGGCTTGGATGCCAACACCATAGACTCCATGTTTGCCCACCAAATAGCTCGTTCTGGCTTTTCTGCTATTAATGTAGCGACTTGGTTTGCAGGTTTAAGGAAACATAAATCGCAATTTCCTGCCAATGTGCGCCCGTTATATGTTGGTAACTCAAGATTAAAAAGTTGCTTTTCCCAAAACTTACCTATGTCTTGAACACTTACTTTTGCAGTAAACAACGGGATTCTGCGCTTGTCTGCTACTTTTGCTGCTCTGCGCCCTTCGTCGTATCTAAGCCCAATCCATGATGCGTTTTCTAATTCTGATTTGGTGCAATCGTCAAACAGTCCAGAGTGTTTAAGAAAACACGCCATAGTTCTAATTTTTAATTCTGATGTGCAAAATCTTGTAACAGGGTTTGGTAAATATTGGCGCTTACGAATAATTGCTTCAAACGGTTCACCATTGCGTGATGCTGTTTCATAGCTAACCAACTTATAACGGTGCTCAGGTTCTTCGTGATCTTGATATTCAAGCCAATGTATTTTTACACCCCAATTAACAGAGCAATCATTTACAAACTTTAGTGTGGCCTCCTCCTCTTTACCTGTGTTGGCAAAGCACACAATACCATCAGCAGGCATTTTCCCGCCATGTGCTTGCAGCACTTGATAAAGCATATATGCGGAAGTCCTGCCGCCAGAAAAACTTATGCACGTCGGTTCTGTAATTTCGTATGGATTTACCATAATCTTTTCACCACCTTATAAAATTTGCCATCACGTTTGTAAGAAATCATTTTAGGCGGTGTAGCCTGATTCATCTGCACAACCAAGTAATCGATTGGTGCCTGCGCCTGGTTAATGCCTGACAACACCGCACCCGCTTGGCTGCCAATGTCATGCAACAACTGCCATGACTTCTGCCCAGCAAATCCTTGATTCAGTATCGGCAAGTACTCAGTGATTGGCGGATCAATTAAGCCACCGTAGTAAGTCAGCGCAATCATTTCATTGCCACTGGCTCGACTGATGTGCTTGCGCCAGTGCCAATCGGTCACCGCCATGTCAACACCATCAATGCCCATGATGTCGTCTTGGTGGAGCACTAACTTCTTTTCTGCCGGTGGTGGAAAAGCGTGGCCACAGTTTGGACAAACCTTGGCAGAGATATGCACAATCTCATGGCACTCATCGCACACCTTGACCGGCACCTCACCCTCACCCGATCCACCCTTCTTGGGTGGCTGCACGTTGGTGATCGGACCATGCGTCTCGACCACCCCCGCAAAGTCGAGCACCAAGCAGTGATCGGTATGGCTCTTAGGTCGCATCCCACGCCCTGCCATCTGCACATAGAGCGATGCCGACATGGTTGGGCGCAACATGGCAATCAAGTCTATATCCGGATAGTCAAATCCTGTGGTCAAAACGAGGGCGTTAGTCAGCGCACGAATTCGCCCAGCTTTAAACTCAGTCAAGATCCTGTCACGCTCGGCCTTGGGTGTCTCGCCGGTCACACACGCCGCGGTAATACCTTGGGTGTTTAACTCTTGGCATACGTTCTGAGCGTGTTTCACGCCAGCGCAAAAGAACAACCAGGCTTTGCGATCGCAGGCAAGCTTGATGACCTCACGCACCACTTGTTTATTTTTATCGGCATTATCCACAGCCGCCTGCAACTCTGACTCACTTTACTGCGCAATGTCGCCAAATATTTTTTATAAACCAATTCCTCAATACTGACCGGTTCAATCAGTGCATCAAACAATGCCGGTTTATCCGTGATTAAACCGTGTCCAAGGCGATAGGGCGTGGCAGTAAGCCCTACCACCCTAAGATTAGGATTGATCGCTTGTAGGTCGTTTAAAAGGGTGCGGTACCCGCCCTCGTCTTTGTGACTCACTAAGTGACACTCGTCCACAATCACCAGATCAATGTGGCCAAGCAGCGCTGCTTTAGTCCTGACTGACTGAATGCCAGCAAAGGTAATCGGCTCACCCAGTTGACGTTTACCGATCCCTGCGCTATAAATGCCCAAAGGTGCTCCCTTCCAATGGAGCCTCATTTTCTCTGCATTCTGGACAATCAATTCCTTCACATGCGTCAACATCAGAATTTTTGTTTTTGGCCAAGATTGCAGCGCGTCCTTACACAGCGCCGCCACGATGTGACTCTTCCCCGACCCAGTGGGGAGGACAAGGCACGGGTTGCCAGTTGGGGTCTTGTGAAACCACGCGTATAGCTGGTC